CGACCGAAAACAAAAAGGATTGATCCGTCATGGCAACTTCAACAGTTCTCTCTAACCCAGTCGTCAAAATTGGCGCAGTCGACTTGTCGGACCAGTGCACAAGTGCAACCCTGTCATACAAAATTCAGGCGTTACAAGCAAACGGTTTCGGCAGCACTGGCATCGCATACGTCGGTGGTTTGCAGGACAACACTTTAAGCCTTGACCTGTACTGGTCCACTGCCGCATCGGAAACCTACGCCACTCTGAAGTCGCTCGTCGGCACCGTCATCGCAACCGTGACCATCCAAGGTTCGTCGGCCGCAACCAGTGCGACGAATCCGATTGGCACCCTAAGTGGCTCGTATCTTTCCGAGGAACCTGTCGTATATGCCCTAGGAGCCCTTACCACCTGCAACATAGTCCTGATGGGCGGCACGTTCGCCTGGGCTGAAGCCTGATTTAAAACCTCAACAGAAATGAGCCCGACATGAAGTTAACGATCCGATTCGATATCGGTTACGGTCCTGCCACCATTACGACAACGCTTGCAACACTTGTCGCGTGGGAACGAAAGTTCAAAATGAAAACGTCTGACCTTGCCGACAATTTCGGTATGGAGGACATAGCGTTCATGGCATGGCACTCAGCCAAAATCCAGACCGATCACGGGCAATCTATTCCGGTGGAGTTTGATTCGTTTGTCAACAAACTGGTGGAAATTGAGATTGTTAGTAGTGGCAATGCAAACCCTACGAAAGCGGCTCCCACAGTTACACCTTGAGCCAAATGTTGGTCCTCACGGGGTGGTGGCCGCCTGGTATAGAGTTTGATGTTGACGACCTCTCGACAGTCGCACAGATCATGAAAGAGAGGTGACGCGATGACAATGGAAGTCCAAGGACTTGAGTCAACTCTTAAGGCATTGCAACAAATCCAACCCGAAGTCAAAAAACAATTCTTTGCTGACGCCAAACAGATTGTTCGTCCAGCAATTGACGAAGCCAAAAACGCTTACCAAACGGACTACCTTTCTGGAATGTCTCGCGCGTGGGCACCAGGCGGACGACCGTTGTTTCCGTGGAGCCAACCGAAAGCCTCAAAAGGTGTCGCAGTCTCAACGTCACTTTCTAAAAAACAAGACGCAGTTTTGACCATTGTTCAAAAAGACGCTGCAGCCGCCATTTTTGACATGGCAGGCAGAAAGACCTCTAACCCTCTTGGCAACGCTCTAAACGCATTTCAGACCCCTTCCCGTGTCATGTGGCGGTCCTATGAACAGCACGCAGGTGACATTGAGGCAGAGATGTCAAAGTCGGTAGATGAAGTCATGGGTCGAATCTCGGCGATAACGAAACTGGTGATCCTCTAATGGCTATCCGTATCCCAATTATTACCGACCTTCAAGATCAAGGTCTTAAACAAGCCAAAATCGCTTTTGGTAATTTTAAGACGGCCGTCAGCGAGGCTCAAGGCGGGCTAGGCAAATTCAAAGCAGGCGCCAAGTCTGTTATGGACACAGTAGAAAAACACGCAGCAACTTTTGCTATTGCTGCAGGTGCCGCCTTTGCTGCTTTTGCCGCCAAAGGCATTAACGCGTTTCAAGACCTAGCCATTGAAGCAAGCAAGTTTTCTCATGCGACCGGACTAGCAGTTGAGGATGCTTCCCGCTGGATGGAGGTTGCTGGGGATATAGGCATTGGTTCAGACCAACTTGAGACTGCTATTGGCAAAATGAACAAAACGATTGGGGCAAATCCTGACCTATTCAAAAACCTTGGCATTGACCTCGAGTACACCAACACTGGCGCGCTTAATGTCAACGCAACTTTCTTAAATACAATTGACCACCTTAAAAACATTAAAGACCCAGCAGAAAAAGCCAAGGTTGCTTCGCAGCTGCTTGGCAAGGGCTGGCAGTCCATGGCCGAACTTATTGGTTTAGGTGCCGATCAACTCACAAAGTCTTTGGCTAATGTTGAGGACTCAAAAATTATTGACAAAGAGGAAGTCAAAAAGGCAGAGAACTATCGCGCCGCAATGGACAACTTGCGAGATTCATTTGAAAAAATGGCTATCAACCTTGGCGAACGTTTGATTCCCAAAGTCGCGCAACTGCTTGAGTTGTTAGCAAAACTTCCTGAACTGTTACGCGGCTCTGGTGGTGTTATTGAGGACGCTTTCTCTGTTGAGTACATGGCCTCAATAGGTGACGAGACTGCTATTGCCAGACTTGAGTTTGAACGCCTTGCTGAAATGTATGGTGGCTACTACGCCAGTCGAGCGCAAGGCGCCAAAGACGATACATACAAACTCCAGCAGGCCGTTGAGGACCTCAAGGATCAGGTTTCACTAGCAACAACTAAATGGCAAATATTTAAAGACGAACTGAACTTAAAATCAGAGTCCGAAAAAGCCCGCAACGAATTAGACAAACTCAAGCAAGTGGCAATTGAGGCATACCAGGGTGCCGACGGTGCATTAGCCGATTATGAGCAGGGCCTGATTGACGCCAAACTTATGGTCCTTGACCTTGCCGAAACCATTACTTTGACGGACACACAAAAGAATCAGATTCGAATCCTTGTAGATACCGGTCAACTTGAGCGTGCCATTGACATGATTAACATTATTGCGGCTGGCGGATACACGCCTGAACTGAACGCAATGCGTAATCGTGGCACTCACGGGTCGGCACCCAACGCGCTTCCGCCTGGTTTTGATATGAGCGGGTTTGGTACCAGTTCATCTAGCAGCTCTACTAACACTGCGGCAACAACAGTAACTGTAAACGTTAATGGTGGCGACCCTGATTCTGTAGTTAAAGCAATACAAAAATATGCTCGACAGAACGGTGCAATACCTTTGCAGACCACGACTGGCGCAAGGTTTTAAGTGGCTATCACTACCGCTTTTACGATCACGATCGGCAACCTTGGAGCGTCATATGACATTACTTCTAGTGTTATGTCATTCCATGTTGATACGCAAGTTTCTTTGGCCGAGATTGGCACCAGTAAAGGCTCAATGTTAATTAAAAACTTCACGGGGTCTTTCACACCGGGTGGCGGTGGAACTTATGGGTCGGTTGACTGGTTCAATCAGGCCGTACTCATTAACGGCACGACCACTGTCAGCGGTGTACCAACCAGTTTTAAGTTGTTTCACGGGATCGTTGACACTTTTGCGTTAGACGACAACGGCATAAATTCGTATGTCACTATTTCGTTTATTGACGCTTTGACTGCTGGCGGTCGTTCCGCAACAGTGAACACAAACTTTTCGGGTAGTACTGCCTCAACAATTATTGAACAATTCTACGAAAACGGAACACCTGCAAACCCTGCACAAATGCCAACATTAGGCGGAACAAACACGGGTTACGCAGTCACCACAAAACTTTTGACAGACGATTTTGTTGTGGATTGTACTACCGCAAACATTGGCAACTCAATCGCGTCGTCTATACAACTGATCGTCACCCCGATCGGGCCGTCTATGGCAATTCCAACGACAATTACTTTGACTAGCCCTGTTTTTGGGTACGAACTTATTGATTACACAATGACTCGAAACGCCGCCAACCGAACAACTTTTCTTTTCAAAGACAAAACAGTTTCCGGCACACAACTGCCTATCGGTCACCTTGTTACTGGTTACAACGAGGACCAACTCACAAACTATGTGACAACAACTAATGTTAGTAACAGCAACACGATCACAAGTTTCAATTCTGCGTCTACCACAAAATATGGGCAACGTTTCAGGTCCTACACGCAAGCAGGGTTCCCACTCATTTTAAGTCCCTCTACTGCTCCGCAACAAACCACAAACGATTCATGGATTAACCGTTTTGGTGAAATAACTTTTGCCCCAGAAGAATTAACTCTTAGTTCTAAAATGGTTCAATCCGCAGCTGCTGACGCCGCCGAACCATTTTGGAACAAGATTCTTGACATTGAAACCGCTATGTGGCAACCAGTCCAGTTGACTTATACGCCGACCGGGTGCGCCCAGCAAACTAAAATGTCTGTTATTGCTAGTCGCCGTATTTCGGCTACACCGTCGGACTGTCAAGTAACGTTAGGTTTGTTGCCCGCATACCAGTATCAAAGTTTTATTTTGGATGACACTTATTTAGGAATACTCGACTCAAGTCGGCTTGCATAAAGGAGAAAACATTATGGCTACACAATGGACAGCAGGGACAACTAGCGGGCAGGTGTTGACTGCGGCGACGCTCAACACCATCGGGGCCGCATGGGAAACATGGACACCCGTTTGGACAGCCTCAACGACCAACCCCGTTATTGGCAACGGAACAATTACTGGTAGTTACGCCCGCATTAACAAAACTGTTATCGGTCAAATGTCAATAATTGTTGGTTCAACAACCACATTTGGGACGGGCACTTATCGAATATCGCTACCTTTCGGCACTATGGTTGCAACAAACGGCGCAGTAGGTTACGCCACATTACTTGACGCTTCAGCGGGCTATGTCGCCTACACAGGTTTAGCAACACAAGCCACTACTAGCCTTTTTGAATTTCGTATCGGCAATGCACAAGGCCAGTTTTCATCAACTGTTCCAGTTACTTTGGCAAACAGCGACCAGTTTAGGTTTGCATTTATTTACGAGGCGGCATGACAATGAACCACGACCTAACTTCCACACTTGACCCAGACGATGTACCTGTCGAATGGTGGCATGAGCGTATGCGCTTACACCGTGACCGCCTACTCAAAGAATCCGACTGGACACAACTACCAGACGCACCGTGCGACCGTCAAGCATGGGCAACCTACCGGCAAGCCCTCAGGGACTTCCCCGAAACATGGACAGCAGGACCAGAAGCCGACCTACCAGATACACCATGAAAACTCTGGTCGTGATCGCAGGTTTAGCAATCGCCCTAATATTTGTTGTCACCAGCTGTAACGACCGCACTCGAGACAACTGCCAAACCCACCCAACATCAGCAAGGTGCAACCCATGAAACGAATGACTAATGGCGAAATCAAAGCACGCCTAATCCTGATCGTCGGCATCACACTGTCAGCAACCTTTGTTCTCAGTACCGCAGCTCTGCTTTACGGCTTACTGTTTGTCGTACAGCCCCTAGATGTATCACCAAACGATGAAAGCGCATGGTCGTTACTTTCCCCAATGATGTTGTTTCTGACCGGAGCACTGTCAGGAATCCTCGCCTCAAACGGCCTGAAAGATAGGGACAAACATGACGAAGCGTAACTACACAGGATCAACCGACGCTCGAGGCAACACCCGCCGTATGGGAACCCTCAAATTTTTGGATTACTGCGAATTTTTGTTTGGTGTCAAAAACATTGGTATCTATGCAGACCGTGGTATGCGATCAGACCCCTCTAAAAAGTCCGTACACGCCACCTGGCGAGCAATAGACCTAAAGGGAACGGTTGAGCAACGCAAAGCCTTAAACGAGTTCCTAGTCGCTCACGCCGACATCCTTGGCCTTGAGGAAGCACATAGTTACGACGGCGTTGGCGTCCCGCTTAAATGTGGCAAATGGGGTGCGGGCTGGAGATGCGATCGTGACGCCTGGAAGATTTGGACCGACAAAGCCAACGGTGGCACCCCTGGAGCCGACTGGACCCATATTGAGATAGACCCTGCTCACGCCGACAGTGTGGCCTTAGTTGACCAGAGTTTCAAAACGATCTTTGGGCAATGACTTGACTACCGACCTATGAGTCGGTAAACCTACTCCCGACCTCGGAAACCCGACTCAGGAGGAAAGATGCAATTATCACTTTTAGCGGAATTAGACGTTCCGGCTGAACGGCTCAAGTATGAAGCGTTCAAAGAGGCAAACCCGTGGGTTATGCCCGCACTACTGCAGATGGTTTACAAGCTGCATATTCAAGGGCACACGCACTACGGCATCGCGGCCCTAGTAGAAGTCTTGCGTTACCAACACGCAACGACCAACGATCCGACCAGTGACTTCAAATTTAATAACAATTACCGCGCTTTCATGGCTCGAGAGATCATGCAAGAAAACCCAATATTTGAAGGCTTTTTCAGCACCCGCAAATCAGTTGCGGACCTAACAGAGGACTACTAAATGAACCTTAAACGACTAGCAATAATCGCAATATCAACCTATGCCCTATGCGCACTATGGGCAATCACAGGCGTACAAGAAACAACTGCCGACCTAACCATCGCACCCAGAGGAACGATCACATTGCAGGACCTGACACCCCAGCAACAAATAGAACGGGCAGTCGAATTAACATCTACAACCAGCACAACAACAAGCACCACGACAACCGTTCAGCCGTCTACGACCGTAGTCGCAGTACCAGCAGACACTAAATGCCAAGAATGGTTCCCCACTGCTATCTCGGTTGGCTGGCCCAACGATCCAGCAGTCCTAGAAAAGTTGGGCCGTCTGCTTTACAAAGAAACCCGATGCCAAAATGTGAGTTACACCCACCCACAATTCAACGGCCATGACCACGGTGTTGCACAAATCAACAAAATCCATACCAAATGGGTTGAGGAATTGTTTAACATGCCGTTTCGTGAATCCATGTCAGACCCCACACTCAACTTGCGTTTTGCGTATCTGCTTTATGAAGCAACCGAGGAATCAGGCGGATGCGGTTGGAAACCGTGGTCTTTGTGCTGAACATCTACCGACCCGACTGGCAAACCCTCGCAGCTTGTCACGACCTACCACTCGACTTATTCTTTCCCAGTTCCGGTATGCAATCCTTGCGAAACATCAACGTTATCAAGCCTTTTTGTGCGGTCTGTCCTGTCGTCGTTGAATGTTTGGCTTATGCACTGTCGCACCCAGACGAACGGGGTATTTGGGCGGGCACGACAGAGAACGACCGTCGCAAAATTAGATCTAAAAACTTTCATGCCACAGCCCTGGTCTATAGTGACGGAAAGTACCGACAAGTAAAGGACCCGACATGACCGACCAACTCGCCGTAGTAAGTGCTGCTATTGCTAAAGCAGATATTGCTATGAAAGCCGCCGCCTGGCAGATAGAACGCTTAACCGACGATGTGTCTATGTTGCGCAAAGCCCTTTTTGAGTTGGCTTATGTTGCTGAGGAACACGGCATTTATCTATCAAATATGACTAAGTCAACACAGGACGCGATCGTCGCGATGCGTCTAGGCGGATTCAAATGAACGTCATTTTGTGCCAAGAATGCCAAATGGAATTGCACCATCATGACATGCGCCTGCAACCAATCCTTAAAGGCATATGTTTGGAATGTGGCTACAAAGGCAAATGGGAAGGTTTAACTCAAGACGAACGTGCCAGGTGCAATAACCTGTTGAATTATCTACGGATGACGCCTGAACAGCGACAAGTATTTGACAAGAATTTAGGCAGCTGATGGACCTCATAAACCATTGCAAAATCTGTGACGCACCATTCGGCACTGGCGATATGAGGATGCAAGCCGAACTTCGTGGCATCTGTTTACTGTGCGCTGAGGAAGGCGAGTTCTTTGGGATGACATTGGAGGAAACAACCCGATGCGTCGCAATGATTCGAGTCGTTAGGGCCGACAGAATAATGACCGCATTTCAACGCAAACTACAGAAGGACATGGAGACATGAGTTTTAATCCTGCTGACTACGCATCAGTACAAGAACGCTTACCACTGTTTTGGAAAGACTGCCCCAGGGGACGGATCAACACTCAGATTATTACTGACGACGGCACACGCATTGTTATTAAAGCGGAACTGTACGCCGACATAGCCGACCTTATGCCGACGACTACAGGGTTTGCCGAGGAGGTGCGAGGGTCGTCAATGGTCAACAAAACGAGTGCCATAGAGAATTGTGAGACGTCTGCTATCGGTCGGGCCCTTGCCAACTACCAGTATCAGGGCTCAACAAAACGGGCGTCGCTAGAGGAAATGGTCAAGGTGTACCGGCAAGACGGACAAGCCGTAGACGACACACCTTCAGCTGCGCCACGCTTGCAGTCTGTCGGGTCTAGCGGTGAAGGACCGACACCTAAACAAATGGCAATGCTTCGAGCCAGGAACTATGAAGGTCAAGCGCCGACGACTAAGCGTGAAGCCTCACAAATCATAGACAAGCTGCTTAACAATGGCTGACCCGTCCGAAGCAGAGTTTCAGAAAGCCGTCATCACCTTGGCGAAATTACATCGCTGGAAAGTTATGCACACCCAGCCCGCACAGATCCGCCCGGGTAGATGGATCACACCAACAACAGGCGACCAAGGATTCCCCGACCTAGTGATGACACACCCAATTCGAGGCACCATCTTTGTAGAACTTAAAACCACTAAAGGCGTGGTCAGTAACACGCAATGGGAATGGATTAACGCACTGGAGGACGCAGGACAAGAAGTCCACGTCTGGCGACCCAAAGACCTAGACAAGATCAGCGAACGACTAGCCAGGAGACCAGACGATGAATGAATTCCAGCAACCAATCAACCCCATGCGAATCATTACAGGCAACGACGAATGGTCATTCTGTACGCCCGTGTTTGCTATCGCTATATCAAACTCGCATGATGTCGAATACCTGACCATTAACGGCAACTTCTATACGCCAAACAAAATCAAGTTTGCAGAGATGTGTATTAACGGCCAGTGGATTCGATTAGAGACCAATCACCTCAGAACTCCTGATCCCTCCAACATCTGACACCTAGCCCGCGTCTAACATGCCTATCGTCGGGTCAGAAGTGAACACTGACCCGACACCCCCTACAACATCAGCTCCTAATTGAGAGGAGCATTAGCCCTTGCAGGAACCTGACCCCTGCTGTGGGAACACTCGGTAACGAGGGTAGACGGTCGCGCCTAAGCGACCGATCAGCGTTCCCTAACGCAAAGGCGACTGGTTATCCACCGAACAAAACTAGACAGGCTTCCAGAGCGAGACATCGCC